GCCTCTTTCGCACACCGTCGAAAGTCACGAACGGCCCTCAGACTTTCGACGTTTGCCGGTGCCGGGCGCTCAGCTTTTGGCCGGTAGGGCAACTCGTCCCGCTTGCTGGCAGGCGCTTAGGCGCCAACCTGGCGGGTGTTTTTGTTTTTGCTTTTGCATTTGCGCAGGTCGGCGGCCCGTAGCCTTTACACGGCGCCCGCTTCGGTCGGCTAGGATCGTCCCGTGCGACTTTGCGGCCATTGCTCCGAACCTTTGTCACCCCTGAAACGTGCCGACGCGCGTTGGTGCGGGGGACGTTGCGCCGTTGCGGCTCACCGGTTGCGGGCTTCGCTCCCGTTGTTGCCGCCTGCACTTACTGACGAACCCCGTTGGGTTCGCTTCGAACGCACCAAACGCCCGCTCCAACCGAACGGGCGTGCCGCTTCGTCAACGAATCCGGCAACATGGACCGACTACGAAACCGCCAGCGGTTCAACCGTTGGCGCCGGTGTCGGGTTTGTGTTGAACGGTGACGGGCTTGTCTGCCTTGACTTTGACCATTGCTATTCGGGCGCCGACCTGGCGCCGTGGGCCGCTTCAATTTTGGACCGTGTACCGCCGACGTATGTTGAACGTTCGCCCTCGGGTGACGGTCTGCACGTTTGGGGTTTCGCTTCGTTGGACTTTGCCGGGCGCCGTGTTGCGGTGCCGGGCGGCGAAGTTGAGGTCTACGGTTCGGCCCGTTACATGACGGTCACCGGTGACGCGTTGACGACAACCCGTGAACTCGGGGACTTGTCCGCGGTTATCGCTTCACTCATTCGCTAGGGGAATCCACATGGCAAGAACCGGGCGCCCGCCCGCGCCCTTAGAGGCGAAGAAAAAACGCGGCACCGCGCGCCCTGACCGGGTGCCGAACCTCGGCAACCTTGCCGCGGTCCCTGCCGCTCAACTTGAACCCGCCGAAATGGAACCGGCCGCCGCCCTTGAGGTTGTCCTTGACGCGGGGCGCGTTTGGTTGGCCGCTTCGGATTCGGTCGCGCTGGCAATGCTTCGCGAATCGTTAGAAGAACGCACCGCACTTCGCGCGGCCGTTTTCGTTTCTCAGTCACCCGACGCCCGAAAGGCATTGCGGGAACTTGACAAGCAAATCATCGGGCAGCTTTCGGCGTTGGGGTTTGACCCTGCCGCCCGGTCGCGCCTCGGACTGGCTGAAGTGAAGGCCGCGTCCACGCTTGAAAAGTTACGCGCGCAACGTGGCAACTAGCCCGAAGGGTTGGCCGCCGCGTTGGTTGTCTTTCAACACCACGGCGCGAACTCGAACACGCGGCGACGAAGCCGCCGAGTTCGTGAACACTTATGCCCGTGTCGTGAAGTCATCCGTTGGCGGTGCCGTTGGTGAGCGAATCACTTTGCGGCCGTGGCAACGGCGGCTCATTGATGGACTACTTGCCGAAGATTCGTCGGGACGGTTGCGGCATCGCGCCGCCCTTGTCGGCTTGCCCCGCAAACAAGGCAAGTCGGCGCTCGGTGCTGGCCTCGCCTTGTGGTCGCTTTTTTGTGGCGAACCTGGCGGCGAAGTTTATTCGTGCGCAGGTACTCGCGAACAGGCCCGAATTGTTTTCGCTTCGGCTAAGCGCATGGTGGAACTTGACCCGGAACTCTCGGCAATCTCGAAGGTGTACCGCGACGCCATAGAAGTTCCCGACACCGGTTCGGTGTATCGGGTACTCAGTCGCGAAGCGCCAGCCTCGGAAGGTTTGTCACCTTCGTTCGTTGTTTTCGATGAGGTTCACGTTCAACAAGACGACGAACTTTGGAACGTTATGGCGCTAGGCGCTGGCGCTCGGCTCGAGCCGATGTTGCTCGGCATCACTACCGCCGGTTCACGAACCGACAACCTCGGGCGTGACTCTCATTGTTTCAAGTTGTACGAACACGGCCGCAAGGTTGCGGCCGGTGAAATCGAAGACCCAACATTCTTTTTTGCGTGGTGGGAACCGAAGCACGGCGCGGCCGCTGACTACACGGACCCGAAAGTTTGGGCCGAAGCCAACCCGGGTTTGGGTGATCTCAATTCGCTAGAAGATTTCCGAAGCACAATCGTTCGCACACCCGAGGCCGAGTTTCGAACCAAACGCACAAACGTTTGGGTAGTTGGTTCAACCGCTGCACTACCGCACGGCGCGTGGGATCGTTTGGCCGCACCGTCGCGCACCATTGACCCAAGTGTTCCCGTTGTGCTTATGGCCGACGGGTCATGGTCGGGAGATTCAACCGGTGTCGTCGGGATCACTTGCGAAGAAACGCCGCACCTTTTTGTTGTTGACCTTTGGGAAAATCCGCACGACGGCACCGCATGGCGTGTCCCGATTGCTGACGTTGAGGAACGTTTGCGCCTCGCCGCGCGTTCCATGCCGGTTGTTGAGTTGGGTATGGACCCCTACCGCTGGCAACGTTCAATGCAAGTCCTAGAAGATGAGGGCTTGCCGCTTGTTGAATACCCGATGGGTTCCGTTGAACGCATGGTGAAAGCGTGGCAAGTTTTCTACGATTCGGTGTTGGATGGCACGTTCACTCACGACGGCGACCAGCGCCTCGCGCGTCACGTTGCTTCAATGGTTCTCAAGATTGACAACCGCGGCGCACGCCCAACGAAAGAAACGAAGAACAGCGAACGACACATCGACCTAGGTGTTTGTGCCGTTGCCGGATTAGAGCGCGCCATTTGGCACGCTACGCACGAAGCGCCAGCGAATGCGGCGCCCGCAATTATTGACCCGTGGAGTTTGCCCGATGCGTGAAGCCTTGACGACAACAACCGAAGCGCTCGGCGCGATCGCTATTTGTGTTGGCGTGGGCCTTGTGTCCATTCCCGCGGCGTTCATTGTTGGCGGCGTTCTCGCGATCTTCGGTTCGTACCTGGCGGCTCAGCGATGAGCCTTTTCTCGAAACGTTCGGCGCCTGCCCCGTTGCGCCATGATGGTTTCATGGTTGGTCCGAATTGGACCGGCGAAACCGTCACCGAAGAAACCGCGCTCGAAGTGTCAACGGTTCTCGCTTGTGTTTCGTTGCTGGCGGATTCGGTAGCGGCCCTGCCGCTCATTGCGATTCGCGACGTTGGAACACGAACCGAACGCCTTTCGTCTCCCGCATGGATTACGGACCCGGCGCCAACGGTGACCGCGTATGAACTCATGCACATGACGGTGACAAGTCTTGCCCTTCACGGCAACGCCTACTGGTGGATGGATTGGGTAGGCGGCGAGGCCGGGCAACCCGGCCAAGTTGTCCCGTTGCACCCCGACAACGTGACGGTGACGATTGTTGGAAACGTTCGAACCTACACGGTCGGCGCCGTCGCGGTCCCTGCCGAAAACATTTTGCACTTGCGTTGGTTCACACCGCCGCAAGCCGCGAAAGGTATTTCGCCAATTCACCAACAACGAACAACGTTCGGCATTGCTCTAGCTCAGGCCCGGCACTTGGCGCAGTTCTACGGCGAGGGCGCTACCCCTTCGTCGGTGTTGGAAACCGACGCGGAACTCACACCCGAAGCGGCGCGAGTTCTTCAGGCAACTTGGGAAAGTCAGCACCGCCGACACCGCAAACCCGCGGTGTTGTCGGGCGGTTTGAAATGGCGACCCGTTCAAGCCTCAGCGGCCGAAATGGAACTCACGGCGTCGCGTATCGAAACCGTCAACGAGATTGCGCGCGTGTTCAGAATCCCGCCCTACATGGTCGGCGGGTCCGGCCCTTCGAATGTTTATTCGAACACCGAAGCGCTAGGACTTCAGTTCGTGCAGTACGGCTTGTTGCCGTGGCTCAAACGAATTGAAGCGGCGGCATCGTCGCTTATGCCAACGGCTATGCGTGTTGAGTTCGACACTTCGGCGTTCCTTCGCGCCGACACAATCAACCGGTTTCGCGCTCACCAAATCGGCATCATGTCCGGCATTCTTTCGCCGAACGAAGCGCGCCAAGTTGAGAACTTGGAACCCTACGAAGGCGGCAACGATTTTGTAATGGCGCTCCCCGGGGCGCCCATGGCCGGACCTTCGGACACCCTGCCGCCCGTCGGCGTGGACAACGACCCTGCACAATGACAAACGAACTACGCGCCGCGGACAGTTACCCGCCAACCGCCGGAATGGTTGACGAAGCCGAACGCGGTTTGAACTGGCGACGCGAGTTCGGCCGCGGCGGTACTGCCGTAGGAATCGCACGCGCCCGCGACATAAGCAACCGAAAAGACTTGCCCGTTGAAACCTGGCGGCGAATCAAGGCCTACTTTGACCGCCACCAATCCGACAAAACCGGCGAAGGTTGGTCACCCGACGAGGACGGCTACCCCTCGAACGGCCGGATCGCGTGGGCCTTGTGGGGCGGCGACGCCGGTTGGAATCGCGCTCAGACAATTGTTGAAGCCGCAAACAAAGCGAGAACTCTTGCCATGACTGAACAAACACCCGAACCCTTGAACCTACGAAACGACGAAGGCGCCTACCCGCTTACGCCTCGGCAGGTTGCGCAGTACGACGCCGACGAAGCAAACGCCGAACTGTTCGGAAAGTTGAACCGCGGCAACGGCCCCGACGGCGCCCACTACGTTGAAGCCTCACCGTTCACCGCCGAAGGTTTGGTGTGTTCCTCATGCGTGTTCTTTGAAGGCGGCAACGCTTGTGAAATCGTAGAAGGCCCCATTGCCCCCGCCGGTGTTTGCAAACGTTGGATCATTCCCGCCGCCCTTGTGGTCGGTGACGCCAGCGAAGAAAACCCCGACGTTGAACCGTCGGCCGAAATCATGGACGAACTTATGACCGAAGCGCCACGCTACGCCGCCCTAGAACTTGAACGCCGCCGCATCGGCGGTCGCGATGTTGAGTTCCGAACAATCGAAGTCGGCGGCCTCGAACTACGAAACACCGACACCGAAAGCGGCAACGTTGGAACGTTCCGCGGATACGCCGCGGTGTTCAACTCACGAAGCGAACCCCTGCCGTTCATTGAAACGATTTCGCCGGGCGCTTTCAAACGTTCGCTGAACTCGGGTCGCGAAGTCCGAATGTTTATGAATCACAACCAAGACGCGGTCCTTGCTTCGACCAAATCGGGAACGTTGCGCCTCGCTGAAGATTCTCGCGGGTTGTTCGTTGAAGCCGACCTACCCGACACGACCACGGGCCGCGACCTTCGCGTGCTTATGGAACGCGGCGACGTTCATTCAATGTCGTTCGGCTTTTCAATTCCGGCGGGCGGCGAATCCGTCGGACCCGACGGCGTGCGCAATCTTTCCCAAGTGATTCTTCACGAAGTTTCCGTCGTAAGCGGTTTCCCTGCATACAAGGACACCGAAGGCGCTAGCGTTCGCAACATTGAACCGGCACCCGAAACCGCCGACACAACGCCGGGCCGTTCCGTTGAACTCGCCCGCCGCTATTTCGACCTAGCCGCAAAGCGCTAGCCGAACCGCAACCCGGAGAACCCGCCCGGCCCGCATCGCGGAAACCACCGGCGTTCCACCACTTGCACAACACAAAAAACAAACCCCCGAACCTTAGGAGTACGCAATGAGCGAACTTGTAAAGAACCTCAGCGAGCAACGCGCCCGCGCATGGGAACAAGCAAAGAACTTGCTTGACCACGCCAGCAACGAAGCCCGCGACCTCAGCGCCGAAGAGGGCGCAGAGTTTGACCGAATCAACGCCGACCTCGACGCGACCGACCAGCGAATCAAGTCCATTCTTGACGCCGAAAAGCGCAACGCGGACATTGAAGAAAGCCGCTCACGCCTCGGCGTCGCCGCTTCACTTTCTGCCCCGGAAATTGCAAACAACGAACCGACCGACGATGACACGGTGCGCCGTCTTATGTCCGGCGAGATTCGTTCGGCACGTTTTGAGAAGCGCGCAATTACGAAGAGCAGCAGCGGCGGCTCCGTTCCAACTTCGGTCTACGACCGCATTGTTGAACACCTTGTGATGGCGAACGTTGTTCGCGACGTTGCAACCGTCGTCACGACCAACGGCGGCGAAACGTTGAACGTTCCGACTTCAACCGCTTTCAGCACCGCTTCAATTGTTGGCGAAGCCGCGCAGGCTTCAACGTCTGACCCGACCCTCGCTACTCGCGCGCTCGGGGCTTACAAGTACGTGGTGCTTGTTCAGCTTTCGAACGAACTGGCGCAGGATGGTGCCGTTGACGTTGGCGGGTTCCTCGCCCGTCAGGCAGGCACCGCAATTGGTGTCGCGACACGCGGCCACATGACAACCGGCGACGGTTCAAGCAAGCCAACCGGCATCGTCACTTCGTCAACCGCTGGCGTTACTGGCGCCGCTGCAACTTCGGGCGCATTCACCGGCGACAACCTCATCGACCTTCGCTATTCGGTCGGTTCGGCTTACACGTCGCAGCCCGGTGTTGGTTGGATGATGAACAACACCGCAATGTCGGCCGCCCGCAAACTCAAGGGGTCAACCAACGACCACTACCTGTTTGCCCCGGGCTTGAACGGCGACCCCGACCAGTTGCTCGGGTTCCCCGTTTACCTGAACGATTCAATGGCTAGCCCGGCAGTCGCGGCCAAGTCGGTTCTGTTCGGCCACCTGCCGTCGTACTTCATTCGCGAGGCCTCGGGGCTGACCGTGGACGTGTCCGATGATTTCGCCTTCGACTACTCGGTGCGAACCTTCCGCGTCACCATGCGAACCGACGGCCTACTGGTTGACCAGACCGGTGCCGTGAAGCACTTTGTCGGCGGCGCCGCTTCGTAATCTGAAGCACCCTGCCAAATCCGATAGGCGCCGCACCCGTTCCCCCCTTCCGGGTGCGGCGCTTATCACCCCAAACGAAAAGGAATCACCATGCGCGTTCGGCAACTTATCGACATTTCGGGAACCATTGACGGCCAAGAATGGCCCGGCAAAGGCGCAGAAATTGAACTCGCCGACCATGTGGCCGCCGACCTAATCGCCAACGGCCACGCCGAAGCGTGCGGCAAAGCCCCCAAAATTGAAACCGCCGCCGCCGACCCGGTAACGGAAACCGCCGCGGCCGCAAAGCCTCGCCCCCGTCGGACCCCGAAAGCCTGACCCGTGGCATACCTGACCCCCGCGCAAGTACGCGCACGCGTTCCCGCCTTGTCCAACACCACGACATACACGGACGCGGAACTCACGAACCTAGTTGACGAGTTCACCGACATTGCCGAACGCTATTTGCAAACGGCCTACGAAACTCGAACCGTCACCAACGAACAACACCCACGCCCGAACACTTGGCTGCAACTGCGCAACCAACCGGTGCAAGCCGTGTCCGCGTTCACCGTTGACGGTGTGGCCGGAACCGTCGCCGACCTGACCGTTGAACAAGCAACCGGCACCGTGTACGGCGGCGCGTGGAACATGAGTGATGTAGTTCTCATTACTTACACGCACGGCGCGACTACTGCGCCCGAAGCGTTGCTGCGGGCGTGTGCCGAATACTGCCGGGCCGTAGCTTTCGCCGACCGTTCGGGACAGTCCCGCGACGTAATCGCGCAATCTTTCGACGGGTCATTCACCCGCTACTCAACACCCGACTGGAACCGCGGCCGCCCAACCGGTTTCCTCGAAGTTGACCGGTTGCTGAACTCGCTAGACAACTACCGAACGCCGGGCATCGCGTGACCGCTACCACGTCGGTTCGTTGGCAAGCAACGAAACAACTTTGCGCGTTGCTTCGTTCGGCGCCTGCACTCACCGGCGTCACCGTTGAACCTGGCTGGCCGGGCGACCGTGTACCCGCCGCGCAACTCATTTGGATCGACGAACTAGACGGCCCCATTGTTGTTCCCGTAATGACCGGCGGCCGCAAACAACGCGCCGACACTTTCACCCTTTCGCTACAAATCCGGGTGATTGGACTTGGCACACTTGACGAAACGATGTCGCGCCTTTTTGAACTTGTCGCCGTTGTCGAAAACTTGTTAGCCGACGACACAAGCCTAGGAAACTTGGACGGGGTTCTTTCCGCTGAACTCACCAACGGCCGCCAAACGTCGGCCATGTTCCCCGAAGGCCCGACCGCTTACGGCGAACTAATCCTGACCATTGAAACCCGACTCCTCTAGGAACAAGAATGAAAGTCACGAACACGACCGGCGTTGACTTGTATTGCACCGACTTTGGCGCAGTAGTCGCCGACGGCGAAACAATCGACACAACCGAAGCACTCGCCGCACAACTTGTCGCGCAGGGTTGGAAAGCAAAGCCCGAAGCGAAAACACCAAAAACCCCGAAGGCCGACGCGCCAACGATTGAAAAGGAACCGTCATGACCCGAACCGGCATCGCCGCGCAAATCGGCTACGCATTAGAAAGCACGGTCGGAACTCCCGTGACCGTCACCGCATTTGTTCCCCTTGTTTCCGAAACACTCGGGCAGGAACGCAACCGCCTTGAATCCGCGGGCATCATTGCGGGCCGTCGTGTTCTCACTTCGGACCAATGGAACGGCGGCGACATCACGGTGTCGGGTTCCGTTCAGCACGAACTCTACAACCGGGGCCTCGGCAAAATCTTTACCGCCATGTTTGGCGCAGTATCAACAACCGGCGCCGGACCGTACACCCACACCTTCACACCTGGCGACCTGACCGGCGACGCGCTCACCGTTCAAGTTGGACGGCCTGCAATCAACGGCACGGTGTTTCCGTTCACTTATGCGGGAATGAAGATCAAGAGTTGGGAACTTGCGTGCAACGCTGGCGAAATCGCAACACTTGGCGCCGACCTTGTGGGCGTTCGTGAAATCGATTACCGCCTTGTAACCGACGGCGTGACCACAAGCGGCTCCGCTTCGATTTCTTCCGCGTCGGCCGCGTTCAACGCGTCGGATGTTGGGAACCCCATTAGCGGCACCGGCATTCCGTCGGGCGCAACAATCGCGTCGGTTCAATCCGCGACGGCCGCCACGCTTTCCGCGAACGCTTCGGCTTCGGGTACTGGCGTTTCGTTCACGCTCGGGATTGCCTTAGCGTCGGCGACATACCCGGGCAGTATCAAACCGCTGAAGTTCAACCATGCCGCAATCACTCTCGGCGGCGCTTCGGTGAACGTGAAGGCGTTTACGCTTTCGGGCGACAACATGGTCGACGACGGCCGCCGGTTCCTCGGGTCGCAGTTTATTTCCGAACCGTTGGAAATGGGTTTGCGTGAATACACGGGAAGTCTTGATGTTGAGTTCACCGACCTGACCCAATACCGCCGCTTCGTTACTGGCTCAGAAGCCGCCCTTGTTGCTTCGTTCACGTCGGGCGCCGATTCGGTCACGATCACAACGAACGTTCGCATCGATGGCAGCACCCCGCAGGTTGCGGGCCGTGAGATTCTGACCCAATCCCTGCCGTTCAAGTGCGTTGCTTCGGGTGCTGACTCGTCGGCAATCACGGTCGCGTTGGTGAATAGCGACGCGACGCCGTAACAATGGCGCCCGTCGTAACCGTTCAAGGCTTGCGCGATTTTCGCGCAGCTTTGAAAGCGGCCGGAGACAACCTACCGAAAGAACTTCGGTTAGGACTCGTTGAGGTAGCCAAGATTGCCGAACGCGTTTCAATAGCCGAAGCACACCGAATGGGCGGGGTTCAATCCAAAGCCGCCCGGGCAATCAAAGGCACCGCAACGCAACGCGAAGCGCGCGTCCAAATCAACAAATCAAAAGCGAAAAGCAACCCAACCGCTTTCGCCAACATCGCTTTTTGGGGAGCGAAACGGCGAAGCGGTTGGTATGCCGCCGACAAGTACCAGCAAAGCAAAGGGCGCCAGCACCCCCCGTGGGTTGGCAACACTTGGGAAGTGTTGAACCCGACGCAAGGCCCCTACGCATTGAACGCCGCCCTCGCACGACACGAGGACGACATTATGGCCGCACTCACCGCGGCACTTGATCGCCTCATTGCGCAGGCGTTCCCCGACTAGCCGAAGTCCCGCAGGAGGACAACATGGCACAAGCACCACGGCCCGGCGTTGCGAAACGCAAAGAGGCTCAGCAACAAGCCGCGCGAGTTCTACGCGTAACCGTTGACGGCGTGACCGTTCAACTTTGCCCCGACAATCTGCCGCTTGAGCATCGCGTCGCCGTTCGGAAAGCGTGCGGCGGTTTGCCGTTGTCTGCGTTTTGGTCTGACGGCTTAGCGGTTGACGTTGATTCGTTGATGATTCTTTTTTGGTTGGGTCGCCGAGTTTCCGGCGAACCTGGCCTGTCACTTGAAACCGTGGAAAAAGAATGGCCCCACACTTTGTCGCCTGACTTGTTCGAGATTGTTCTTGTTGAACCCGACGAAACCGACGACACCGACCCGGAATCCTAAGGGCCAAACTTGTTGAAGTTTGGCCTGTTCTCTCGCGTACCTACGGCCTCAAACCGTGGGACTTGGAACGCCTCAGCTTTCCCGAAATAAACGCATACCTAGACGACCTAAACGCATTACACGACACCCGAACGAGAGGACGGTAAACAATGGCAACCGAACGCAAACTCGCCATCGTCCTGACCGGCGAGGACCGCAGCGCCTCAAAAACTTTGCGCGGTGTTTCCGACGAAGTAGAAACAACCGGCGGCAAACTCGCGAACCTCGGCTCAAAGATTTCGCCAGCACTCGCCGGGGCGGCCGCGGCCGTTGTTGCCGGTGTCGGGTTTGCAATGAAGGGCGCTTTTGATGCGGCGGTTGAATCACAAAAGATCGCACGCGAAACCGAACGAGTGATCCAAACTACCGGCGCTTCGGCGTGGACTACCGCCGACCAAATCGGCGACCTTGCCGATTCAATCTCGGGACTTACTGGCGCCGACGACGAACTGGTGCAATCAACGGCAAACCTTTTGCTCACCTTCACCAACGTTCGCAATGTTGTTGGCGAAGGTAACGACGTTTTCAACCAAGCGACCGGCTACGCGTTGGACCTGGCGGCAGTAATGGGAACCGACGCGAGTTCGGCCGCGGTCATGTTGGGAAAGGCATTGAACGACCCGCTCAAGGGAATGGGGAAACTCACCAAAGCCGGGGTCACCTTCGACGAACAACAACGCCAACAAATCAAAACAATGAGCGAATCCGGGGACATACTCGGCGCACAAAAAATCATTCTCGCGGAACTCGGCAAAGAGTTTGGCGGTGCGGCGGCCGCCGCACAAACACCGCTAGACGCGTTGAAAGTTCAACTCGGAAACCTTCAGGAACAAATTGGCGGGGCGCTCGTTCCGATTGTTTCAAAAGGTGCCGACGCCGTTTCGTTTCTTGTCACTTCGTTTTCTAATTTGCCGGGCGGTGTTCAAACGGTGGTCATTGCGGGCGCCGGTGTCGCGACTGCCGTTGCTGGCGTGACGACACTTGTTGCGAAAATGAGCGACGTGTTCGCGCCGGTGTTTTCAATTGTCGTCAAAGGTTTTCAAACCGCGCAAGAATCCATCTACGGATTCACCGCGGTTCTAACCAATTCTTCAAAGGTTGCGGCCATTGCTTCGACTGCACTAACGACCGGCCTTGTTGGCGCCCTCGGCGTCGCCGGTATTGCGTTAGCGGCGTTCTCAATTTTTCAAACAATGGCGGCCAACTCGTCCAAAGAAAATACCGAACGGGTCAAAGGTTTTGCCGACGCGTTGGGCGATTCAACGGGACGAGTTCAAGAAAAGACCGCTGCGTTTATTGCTGACGAATTAGCGACCGGCGCATGGGGAAAGGTTATGGAAAAGGGCGGCGGTTCTGCCGAGTTGCTGACCCGTTCCATTGTTGACCAAAGCGACAAAATGAAAACGTGGTCGGCGCAAACATTGGACAACAAGTACGGCCTCGAAGCATTCACCGCTGGACTAGGAACCGCAGCGGGCTTCGGCGACGAGTTCGCGTTGTCACTTCTTGACTTGCAAAAAACGCAGGGACTCACCGACCAACAAACCTATGAACTCGCGCAACAAATAGCCGAACTCAACACTGCATACGGAACGGCACAGGGGCAAGTTAGAACACAAACCGCGGTGAATGATGCGCTGGCCGCTTCAACCGGCGGCGTTTCACAAGCAACAAAAAACGCGGTCGCAGACTTGAAAGAACTTGCCGACACAATCCGCGCACAAACCGACCCGTGGTTCGCGGCATACAAAGCGCAAAAAGATTTCAACACCGCACAAACTGAACTAAACGAAACCACCCGCAAGTACGGCCAGAACTCACAACAAGCAAAAGACGCGACATTGAAAAGCGCGCAAGCCGCGCTGTCATACAAGGGGGAACTTGCCGACCTAAAAGGCGCGATGCTTGACGGTAACGGTTTCAAAGAGTTTGGCGACCAACTAAACGGGCTAGAGACTTTGGGTTTCGATCCAAACTCAGAAGCGGCAAAAGCGCTCGGCTACGACATTCTCACCGTTGGCGCAGCGGCCGAAAGCGTGGACGGCAAAAGCATTGACATTGGAATGACTTTGGACGCCCGCCAAGTCAAAGCAAAAATCGATTACCTAAAATCTCAGGTTGACCCCGCTACGGGCTGGCTACCACTTGGCGCCGTCTACGCGCTCGGCTCATTCGCAAAGGGCGGCCAAGTTCAAGACGGGCCGTTCATTGTCGGCGAGGAAGGCCCCGAACTTGGCATGAAGATTGGCAGTTCGGTTCGTATCTTTTCCAACCGTGATAGTTCGAGAATGTTAGAAGGCGCAGGTGTTGGCGGCCGCGGCGGCGATACCGTCAACGTCTACGTGAACGGTTCCAACGCTTCGGCGTATGACATAGGCCGCGAAGTTCTTTGGTCGCGAAAGGTTGCCGGGTAATGCCTACCGATTGGACTGTCACTTTTGGGGGCCTCACCATTGGCGGCGACGGCTCCCCCTATCAACTCTCACAACTCGTCGGGTTCCATGAGGCGCCCGAAGTTCGCACAAGTGACCAAATGCGTTCACGCGCTCACGGCTTATTTGCTGGCACCGACTATTTGGGGGGCCGTTCCATTGTCGCCGAAGTTGAAGTGGTCGCCCCTCACCCTTCGGAAACGGTGTGGCAAGCGTTCTCGTCGGCCCTTGTTGTTGGCGCAGAATCCGAAACGGCGCTCGGTGTTCAAATGCCGGGCCTTGCCTATGGCACCGCCGTTCAGGTTGGCGCCCGTGTTCGCAAACTTTCTATGCCTATTGAGCGCGCCTATTTCAACGGACACGGCCGCGCGGTTGTTGAGTGGTACGCCACGGACCCCCGTGTTTATTCTCAAACGCTGACAACCGAAACGGCGTCGCAGGCCACGGTTGCGGGTACTGGCGTTACGTTTCCCGTCACGTTTCCCCTCAGCTTCGGCGGGGCGGTGTCGGGCGGGCAACTTACGGCGACCAACGCCGGTGAGTTCGGCGCCCCGTGGGTCGCGACTATCTCGGGACCGATTGTGAACCCGACACTTGAGAACATCACGACGGGCGAGACCCTCGCGTTTGTTGGTTCACTTGCTACCGGGGAAACTTTGGTGGTTGATTCGCTGGCCCGTTCCGTTTTGTTGAACGGTACGGCTTCGCGTTATTCGTGGCTTGTTGTTGGTTCGCAATGGTTCACCGTTGAACCTGGCGACAATGCAATCCGTTTGGCCGGTACTTCGGGTACTGGTTCCGTTTCATTCTCTTTCCGTTCCGCGTGGATTTAAGGACTACTTATGCCAGTTCGTGCAACCCCGATTTTTATTCAAGGCAACTCACACCCGGCCGAAGAAACCCGACTCATGTTGGCGGGAATGTTGGGGAGCGTGACCGGTTCGTTTGCTGGCGGTGTCGCTTCGTCTGACCCTGCGCATGGTGTTGTTCGAGCAACCGACTTGGCGGTGACTCAAAACGGAACGCCGAACATGACGGTGAACGTTGCGGCGGGCGGTTGTTTTATTCGTGGCACGTTGTCCGCGAACCAAGGTGCCTACCACCTTTGGAACGATGGCACTTTGTCGGTGGCGATTTCAGCGGCCGACCTTACGAACCCGCGCCGTGATCTCATCATTGCGCAGGTTCGCGACGCGAACTATTCCGGCGCCGTTCGCGATGCGCAGATTGTCGTGGTGACGGGTACGCCTGCCGCCTCTCCCGCAGACCCGACCGTTCCGGCAAACTCGTTGGTGTTGGCGCGTGTCGCCGTTGCCGCGGCCGCTAGTTCAATCGTAACGGCAAACATCACCGACCTTCGGCCGGTAGCGAATCAACTTGGCAAGACCCCGACTTTCACGACCGAAGCGCTAGCAACGACGGCGCTACCTTCACCGGTTGACGGGCAGGGCTACTACCTGAACACCAACACGACGACCGAAGGCCCCCGGTATTGGAACGGCTCAGCGTTCCGGCAACCATGGAATATGCCATGGGGCTACGTTGGGCAATCCGTCACCGGCGCCAACACAAATAGCACCGCAGGAGTTTGGGCAAACGCTACGACTCTCGCTTTCACGGTTCCCGCTAACCGACGTATTCGAGTTGAAGGCGCCTGCACAATTTTCAACAATGGCGGTTCGGCAAGCGATTTCGCGGTAGGAGTTGGGCCGACCCTCGGCGCACCTCTCAACAATAACCAAGTTTATTTACCCGTCGGTTATCGCGCCGGGCTTTACGCTTCTCACACTTTCACAAGTACCGCGTCAGCGGTAACCGAACGCCTGCAATTTCAAGGCGTGCTGTCGGCTCCGCTTGTTCTAATTGGCGCAACGCTTATCGTCACCGACATCGGCCCCGCAGGCGCGCCCGCGTAACCGTGACCCAATACCGTTGCATCGCCGCCGACCTACGAACCGGCACCAAACTTGCCGAACTCCCGCTGCGTTCGCTTTCGTTCTCTCAAACATTGAACGACGCGGGCGAAGCGTCAGGCGTTCTAGCTCTCCCCGCACCAACAACCGCAGCGAACCGCACAACCGCCGCAACACTAAACGACGCGGTAGACGAAGCACGCCGTCAACTCATCATCGAACGCGAAGGCGTGGTCGTATGGTGCGGGATAATTTGGCTAGCGCCATACAACGACGACAACCAAACCCGCAGCATTCGAGCCGCCGAAGATTGGTCATACTTTCGCCGCCGCTTCATTGACTACAACGCCACATGGACCGCAACCGACCAACTCACCATTGCCCGTGCGTTAGTGGACAACGCCGAAGCATCACCCGGCGGCGACATAAACATCACGACAACCGCCACAACGTCGGGCATCACGCGCGATTTCAGTTTTGGCCGTTACGAACTCAAACCCGTTGCCGAAGCGTTCGAGGACTTGGCGAAAATGGACAACGGGTTTGACTGGGCAATTGAACCGGCGTGGTCGGGTTCAACGCTAACGAAAACGCTTCGGCTTTCTTATCCGCGACGCGGCCGAAACTTTCAACAAAGCGGCCACGTTTTCGAAGTTGGCCGCAACGTAATTTCGTTCACCTGGCCGACCGACGGAACCCGAGTGAGTAACAAGGTTTGGGTGACCGGCAACGGCGAGGGCGACGCGATGCTTATTGCATCGGCCGCCGACGCTCAGCAAATCCAACCGCTCAGCGCTGGCGGTCCCGGTTACCCGCTACTTGAAGATGTTGTTTCTTTGAAGGACGAAACGCAACAAGCGAACCTGAACGCACGCGCTCGCGCCCGTGTCACTTACACGGCAACGCCCGTCGTGTTGCCGACGCTCACGGTTCGCGCCGACATTGACCCGGTACTTGGGGCATACATCACCGGCGACGCCTGCCGCATTATTATTCCCCCGAACTTTTCGCCACGATTCCCCGACGGGTTGGACACGTTCCGAAGGATTGTCGGTTACGCCGTGGACGTGGACGACGAAGGAACCGAAGCCGTCACGTTGACACTAGGAGAAGAACCGAGTGCCTGACATTCCAACACCCGAGGACTTGGGAACGTATCTGAAGGACGTTGAGCGCCGTGTTCGTGTTTTGGAAACCGCACCGCGCGCGCAGGACACAACGCTGCCAATTACTTTCGCCGACTTGGATTCAACTTTCACCACAAGTTCGACGACGTTTGTTGACTCGTCGCCCGCTGGCCCAACCGTAACCGTCAACGTTGGGCAGTCCGGCCGCGTGTTGGTGAGTGCTTCGGCCTACATCGGGTTGAACAACACCAACATGAGCGCGTTTATAACGTTGTTCGTGAACGGTTCCGACTTGTTGGAAATCGTCGGGCTTTCGAATGCGTCCTCACAAATCGCCGCGAACGTTTCAAGTACCCGCGCAATCACCGGCCTCACACCCGGCCCGAACACTTTTCTTTTGCGTTACTTCGTCACCGCAGGCACCGGCAACTTTTCGGCCCGCTCCCTTACCGTTCAAACTTTCTAGGACACAACATGACCGACACGACCGCCGACACCTACCCGCCCGAAATCATCGACCTTCCCGACCCCGACGCGGCCGGACAAATCCCCGCAACGCCAGCACCCGAGGAACAAGCATGACAACCGCCAACGACGTTCTCGAACAAGCCCGCGCCCGCATCGGTTGGGCCGAACAACCCGGCGGCTCAAACAACGTCCCCGGAATCACCGACTGGTATGGAATGCGCGGCGCATGGTGCGCAATGTTCGTGAGCCGATGCCTTTACGACGCAGGCTTTCCCGTCCCGGCTTCAACTTCACTCGGCTTCGCGTGGGTTTCCGCGGGCTTTGACTTCACAAGGCGGCAGGGTTGGAACTTCACCGACCCAACGGCCGCGGCCGTTGGCGACCTTGTGGCGTTCGAGTACGGCGACGGCTACGCCTCAGGCGGCTATGACCACATCGAAATCGTGGAAAGCAACCGACCCGACTTGGGGGGAATCGTCACAATCGGCGGCAACGTCGGTGACCGTGTGGGCCGTTTCTTCCGTGCCTATGACGGCGACGGTATCCGCGAGTTCGCCCGCCCCCCGTATGACGGCACTACGCCAGCACCCGCACCCGTTGAACCTGGCGCCGGTGACCTCACTATTTACGGCGCAAACATAAACAACCGCGCCCCCTTCGTGCGCACAATTCAGAAACTTGTTGGCGTCACCATTGACGGGGTGTTCGGACCAAACACCGCCGCCGCCGTGAGCCATTGGCAAACCGCGCTCGGTGTCAACGCCGATGGTGTTTGGGGACCGGTCACGCAAGCCGCAACCGAACAACTTTTGCAATGGCTAGGAACACAAGGCGCAGCACCAACGCCGACCGTTCACATTGACCCCGAGTTCGCCGCCGAACTCACCGCCGCCGTTGGCACCGTCCTTCGTGTCGGTTCGAGAGGCGGGGCCGTCAAAATCGCTCAGGTCGGTTTGAACCTGAAGGGCGCCGCAATCATCGTGGACGGGGTGTTCGGCCGATTGACCGACGCCGCAACCCGCAACGTTCAAGCCGCCGCCGGAATTGCCGTGGACGGGGTTATTGGCCCCGACACTTGGCGCGTTCTCCTTTCATAACCGCCAGCGATGGAACCCGAACCGATTCTTGCCGCCGCCGTGACGGGCCTTCTAGCTCTCGCCGGTGTCGTATGGCAGGCCCGCAAAGGCCGCCGCCTGAACACCGACGAACACGAACAAAACGCCGCGAAGTTGGACCGAATAGAAGAACTCACACGCGACACGGCCGGACAAGTTCGGGCAGTTTCCGAACGCCTAGACGATCACCTGAAACTTCACGACAAACGAAAGGGCAGGTGGCGGCTATGAGCCTCGCCGACGAAGTAGCAGCACAAACCCGCAAAGGCGGCCACCGTTGTCTCACTTGCCAAATCATCACGCAACTCGGCAAGGAAGGCCCCGAACTCGTCGCGCTACTGAGCGGCCAAGAGTATTCCAACGAATCAATCGCCCGGGCATTGACGAAACGCGGGCTGCCAGTTTCGGGCAACGCGATTCGAGGACATCGGATGCGTTGTGTCACTAACTGACGAACTCGGCAACCTTGCCGACGACGCCGAGGACGACGCCGCAAACCGGCGAACCGCGAAACTACGGCGAGACAACAACCAACTCCGGCGCCAGTTAGAAACCGCCGAACTTCGAACCCTTGAACTTGAACAAGCGCTCGAGTTCCACAACGCAACCGCCGCGGCCGACCTGGCGCCGCCGCAATGGCTCACCCCCAAGAAACCCAAAAGCGGTCACCGCGCAACTCTCGTCGCGATGTTGTCGGACTGTCACTTCGACGAAGTGGTGAACCCCGACGAACTCGGCGGCTTGAACGCCTACGACCGAACCATTGCGGCGCAGCGTTTGAAACGTTGGGCCGAAGGAATCGTAAAAGTTTCCCGCCACTACCTTTCCGGCGTCACCTATGACGGCGCGGTGGTTCTACTTGGCGGCGACATTTTCACCGGCAATTTGCACGACCTCGCCGAAACCAACGAGGACACCCTGTTTGGTTCGTTGTTGTATTGGTCCGAACAAATCGCTGCGGCGCTCAACATGATTGCCGACGAGTTCGGCCGCCTGCACATCGCTTGCGTTGTCGGCAACCACGGACGGTTGACCCGCAAACCGCGAACGAAGCAACGCGCACGCGACAACTTGGACTACTTGCTGGGTCACATGCTGGCCCGTGAGTTGCGTTCGGATTCGGTCACGTTCGACATTCCCGAAAACACCGACGCGTGGGTGCCTGTTTACAACTACACGCACCTACTCACCCACGGCGACCAAACAACCGGCGGCGGCGGCGTCGGCGGTATTTGGCCGCCAATCATGCGAATGAGTGGACGAAAGGCGCAGCGCTACGCCGCCGAAGGCCGCACGTTCGACACGATCGCAATGGGCCATTGGCACCAGCAAATCATGGCCCCCGAGGCCGGGCTAATTGTCGCCGGTTCTTTGAAGGGGTACGACGAGTACGCCGCGGTAATGAACTTCAGACCCGAGCGCCCGCAAATGCCCATGTGGTTGGTCACTCCCGAGAATGGAATCACCGTCACGGCACCCATTTTGGTTGCCGACCGCCGAAAGGAAAAGTGGTGAGCAAGAAAGAAACAACCGGCGCCGTTTGGGATTCGGTCACCGCTGACGCAACGCGTTTGGTGTTCACCGACCGGGGGACCGCATACAACCACCCGGCAATAAACTTCGGCCGAACCGTTGACATTTTCCGCGCAATCACCGGCGTGGAACTCAGCGCCGAAGAGGGCGTGTTGTTTATGTTCGCCGTCAAGTTGTCGCGCATCGCCAACGGCTTAGACGAAGGACACCCGCCGGAACTTATGCGCGACGGGTGCGTTGACCTGGCGGGCTACGCCGAAACATTTTGGGGCGTTCTCACCTTCGACCCCGAAACCCTCATCGAAGAACTAGACGACGAAGAAACCGACGACGACGAGTGAGCGACGACGAATGGGCGTGGTTCCTTTTCGCCGCTGAACTCGTCGGCCTCGCCGCAATGCACCAACTTGTCGGTCGCCGCCGTCTTTGGTTCGGTTGGCTTGTCGTCGCCGGTTGCGTGTCCTTGCCGTGGATCGCGTTTTCGGTACTGGCGAAACCAACACGCTTCGGGTTCCTCGCCCTCTCGTTGTTATGGCTCAGCACCTACGCAACCAACGCCGCCCGCTGGCGCAAAGAAAGGGAAACGCAATGACACTCGCCCCGCCCCGCCCGGACTGGG